GTCACAAATTTGTGACATACTATTCACATTACACAGGACAAAACAATGACTCCAGAAGCAGAAAGATTTAATGGTTGGGCAGCAATGCTCGGTTTCATAGCAGCAATCGGTGCTTACACAACAACAGGAAACATCATTCCAGGTATTTTCTAATGACAGATTTAGAATCAAAAAGAGTTGCCGAGAAACTTAATGGCAGATTTGCTATGCTCGGTATCATCGCAGGATTAGGTGCTTACCTAACAACAGGTCAAATTATTCCAGGTTTCGTATAATGAACAACAAAGACATCTTTGAAAGAGCAATCGGTAGACCCGCCATGATGGGATTCGTTGCCCTCTGTGCAGCATATGCATTCACAGGACAAATTATTCCAGGTGTTGTCTAATGAAATACTGGAAAGAAGCAGAACAAATGAATGGCAGACTCGCAATGATGGGTCTGTTCGCAGCAACCGTTAACTACGGTTTGACTGGTTGGATTATACCAGGTCTGTTCTAAGGTCTTCTTTTTTTTCTCTTAGAACTTTACAAAACTAAATAGTTACTCGTTACATTACTTCACACAAAGCATTCATGTCAGACTTAGCATCTGCAACCAATACTATAACACCATTCACAGCAATCCTTTGGGTCTTTTATCCAATGGCAGTTCTTGTACTAATAGAATTGGTTCTCCGTGCAGTCAACGACAATGACGATGATGACTTTGGTGGTGGCAAGGGTGTTCGAGTAACACAACCCATCCCAGTACCATCAGGAGCATAATGTACCACATTTTATTCACATCAGTTGTTGCCCTATACATCGTCACAGGTGCAGGTAACATAGCATTTGCTTAAAAGCAAAAGGTCTTTATACGCACTAGCATTGCTAGTCACTTTTATCCCTCAATCTTAAAAGGAGAACACATGATTTCATTACTTAATCAACTTTTTACAAGTATTCCGTCAGACCACATGCCTCTGGTGGAATTTTTTGGTATGATGACAATCGGCATAACAGCAGGATCGCTTGGTATAATATAAAAGAAGTACAAATTTTACTTCTTAATGTATGAACGGACGATTGACCAAAGTTTACATGAATGCTAGACTATTAAAAATAAAGGAAGGCATCCACAACAAGACTTGGTATCCAGATTGGAGCGACAAAGAGCGTTGGGCAGCACAACAAGCACTGAACAATGCTCTGGAAGTCTTAGACGAATACTATTATTAAGGTTACGAATGACAATTACCCCTCAAAAATTAACAAACGAAGAAGTATATACGAAAGCAGAAGTAGATGCATTGATACAATATGCACTTGATGAAGCGAGGAGAATAGATGAAGAGTCTATGAAAAAGCACAACAGAGATGCTACTGTCATTAGTATGATTCTAGGATTCACTACATTGGCACTCTTTGTTGACGGTCTATTAAGGATGCTAGGTATCATACCACCTTTCATGAATCTTGATGTTAATATTTTAGATGATATATCGACAAAGGTAGAGCAAGATTTATTTCCAGTATTAAAAACAGCACTTTTTAAAAAATTCGGATGACCTATTTTTTTCTAGTTGGATCTAGTTTCTTTAATTTTTGTTTTTATATTTTTGCAATTGGTTTTGTAGTTGCATTGATACTAGAACAATTTGTAAAGCAAACTGATAACGAGATGAACCTATTGATTGTACAGACTAATAGAAGATATTGTTGGAGACAGGCATGGATTGTAAACCTATTTTGGTTCATGACTAACATAGGATTGTACTTGGCATCTAGGAATGCTGCACCTGTTGGAGATAATTTTTGGCAAGGCATGTAAATGCTTGACAAAACTTTACAATTGATATATAATAATAGTGTCTTGATATAAAGACATCAATCTTACCCCTGACCGAGACTAAACGGGGAAAACAGTCTCTCATACTACTCACCCATAAATCGTTCTATTAAGTCAAATGACAACAATCTCAAGAAGAGAAGAGCAAGGTCTTTTGCAAGGATGGAAAGAGTTCTGCGAGTGGGTAACATCAACTAACAACAGATTGTATGTTGGTTGGTTTGGAGTCTTAATGGTTCCATGTTTACTTACCGCAGCTGCTTGCTTCATCGTTGCTTTCATCGCTGCTCCTCCAGTCGATATCGACGGAATCAGAGAACCCGTAGCAGGTTCTTTAATGTATGGTAACAACATCATCTCTGGTGCTGTAGTTCCATCATCAAACGCAATTGGTCTACACTTCTACCCTATATGGGAAGCAGCAACCATCGACGAATGGTTGTACAATGGAGGTCCTTACCAGTTGGTAATCTTCCACTTCCTCATTGGTATCTCAGCATACATGGGAAGACAGTGGGAACTCTCATACCGTCTAGGTATGCGTCCTTGGATTTGTGTAGCATACTCTGCACCTGTATCAGCAGCATTCGCTGTATTCCTTGTATACCCATTCGGTCAGGGTTCATTCTCTGATGGTATGCCTCTAGGTATCTCTGGTACATTTAACTTCATGTTTGTATTCCAAGCAGAACATAATATCCTAATGCACCCATTCCATATGGCAGGTGTAGCAGGTATGTTCGGTGGAGCATTATTCTCCGCAATGCATGGTTCACTCGTAACCTCTTCTCTAATCAGAGAAACAACAGGTCTTGAGTCACAAAACTACGGTTATAAATTCGGACAAGAGGAAGAAACATATAACATCGTTGCTGCACATGGATACTTCGGTAGACTTATCTTCCAGTATGCATCATTCAACAACTCAAGAAGTTTACACTTCTTCCTAGCAGTATTCCCTGTAACCTGTGTATGGTTAACATCAATGGGTATCTGCACAATGGCATTCAACCTCAATGGTTTCAACTTTAACCAGTCTGTAGTTGATGCACAAGGTAAAATCGTACCTACATGGGCAGATGTCTTAAACAGAGCAAACTTAGGTATGGAAGTAATGCACGAGCGTAACGCTCACAACTTCCCACTTGACCTAGCATGCGCTGAGTCAACAACAGTTGCTTTAACAGCACCATCTATCGGTTAATAAATATAACTGAGTTCGAGATGGACTTAGACCTCCTTCGGGAGGTCTTTTTTATGCCTATAAATAAAATTATCGTGCAATACCTATGTCTTCACAAAGAATTAGAGATATAGTAAACAGATGTTATGGTGGTTTAATTACTAATCAACGGTCTAATTTAGACCAAGAAAATGTCCAGTCAGCAGCATCTACAGGTCCTTTGTCCCCACAATTACCAGTGGGACAGAGTGTTGTGCCTCCAAGTGGTGCTTCTGTTATCAGAGACATTGTAGGTCGTTGTTACTCAGGATTGATACCTAACCAACCTAACACCCTCGACCAAGCAAACGTTGCACAGAGAATCCCCCCTCCACCAGTCACACCAGAGCCTTCACCTAATCAAGTCATTCAACAACTGGTCAATAGATGTTATCCTGACTTAGACTTGACACCTCTTACAGAATTTAAACCTGATGTAGTTGATAGTGGTGCAATAAATGTAAAACTCAATGATATTATTGACTTCATTAATCCTATCATTGGTAACCCATTTGACTTTACAGGTGATATCACAGTCCAACCACCGAATCCTCCTAAAGGAAAGACATGGGTAACGATTGGTAAACCAGAAAACGATTGTTTAGAAGTAGCACAGTTAGATGCTAGAGGTTTACTTAATCAAATAGAGAAAGGAAAATACCAACACGTCAAGACAGGAGTCATATATTATTGTGATGATGCGGACATGCCTGTTGATTTAAAATGGGAGAGATGTGTTAGAGAGGCACAGGAATGTATGATGCGTCCTTATATGGGAGGTCAATGGACACCACCAAAGGCAGACTGTGAAAGTTATACAATGACTGGTTGGTCATCTAATAAGGGTAAGGTATGTATTAAAAATTGTTTTCCTGAGAGATTACCTGTCTATGAGCATAGACTTGATACAGGAGCAATCAATGTCAGAATGAATCATAGAAATCAGAATGGCATGTGGGCAGGGACAGTCCAAACCACAGACCAGTATGGTCAGTGGACAAATAGAAAAGTATTCAATGAAGGTGGAGCACAGATATTTTCCAATGGCACAACTCAATCATTCACAACTAGCAACAGTGGTATCACAGTAAACGTAAGTGTTACTCCTATTAATGATGGTAACGATTGGGATAGTGAATGGTGGATTAGTAGTTGGACAGGGACAGCACCTATTGGCACGACATGGACATATAATTTTAACGTAGGAAACAACACAGCATTCTTAGACTTTGAGGTTATAGGACAGAAGGAAGGAGACCATCTCTATACAAATGAGTCTACCTCTCCTAGTGGATACTCGCTCACTCAAAGTGAGCCTGTCTTTCATACATTAAAAGAACCGATACAAGGTAAGACTGTCCCAATTTATAGTTTTTATTCTTCCAGTAACACAGATAGTCTTCTAACAACAAACCCAGGTGCACCTGACGGACCTGGAAGTGGAGAAAGACAATACCTCAACGACAATGGTTATGTATTTCAGATGGTGATAGGGCATGCTTTCCTTAGGAGCGATATGTCTTTAGGATTTAAACGAAAGACAAATGATAAAGTCCAAGCACTTGTGCGTCAGTTTAAATCCACCGAGTTTGACCACATGGCATCTATTGATGCAGAGATACCAGAGCAACCACCTCAGAGACATGAGAAGAGAAACTCATATAGAATACCAAAGAATCCTAGACAGAATCTGAGAATCATTATTGATTGTGAGCATGGGTATGCAGCATATAATAACTCTCTCGGTTTTTATCTGGCAAATAGTAATGGACCTGTCAGAGGATATGTTGTTGTCCCAGAGTCAAAGTCAGGTAAGAATCAAGAGTCTATTACTGTCAGCGTCCAATACCTAGAGCAGTATGCGGGTGGGACTATGGGTTTCTTTTTAATACCTAATGGTGCAGGAGTCCAGTCTTTGAGTAGAGGACAACAGATAGACTTTGAGACATTGAATTCTCCACACCCTGATGGATTTAGAGGAATAGGTATATCATCATCACAAAATAATTACATATTATTCTCAGACAATAGATGGAATCCTTATGATACAGACCAGACTAAGTGGATAGGTAGTGGACATCAACTCTGGGAAGACTTAATAAGGGGTGACGATGATTACAACGACCTTAAGTTTTATCATAAGGTAGAGTGGTGGGCAGGAGAACCTACTTTCGATGGTATTTTGGGATATGTTTTTGAAAATGCAGCACCTCCTAGAGTAGAAAAAACTGTAAATGATGAGAGACCATGTGATAGTAGAGCATCATCAAAAGGTTTCCAAGATGTAGTTGTCCAAAGAAATGACTGTGGGTCTATGGTTGTTACGGTTGATGGTAATGGTAACGACTACGAATGTGGCACGTGCACAGGGTCATACACTAACGTATTGAATCAATCACAAACTATTGATATACTCAACACATCTAAACTTGCATTTGTATCTGGTGGTGGTATCACTGGTGGAGTATTAGGAGAGTGCACTAAATTTAAAATAAGAGTCAAGGTAAATTCTGTAACAATTTACGAGGAGGAATGGGTGGCACAGTATTGGCCACCTATAGGTGAGGTGGTTGTGCCTGAGTTTGATGTAAACGTAGGTGACACTTTAACTTTTGAAGTCCCAGAGTTGATAGCTGGTGCACCTAATGGGACTATAGGACCTCATATTTCCTTATTTAATTCGACAGAGAGTAGTTATGATGGCCAGTTTACAATCCAATTAACTACAGTCAATATAGATGACACATTATCAGAAACATCTGGTGCTCCTGCTCTTAATAGATTGAATGCTACCACAGTCATACAGGGAAGAATAAAAGGTATGGCAATGCAGTATGCTCCTACTAATGCGGGTCTTAATGAATGGATGGCAGGGTCATACAAAACTGATTCTTATTACATAGAAGATTTAAACGGTTATACTGCTACACAAGTCTGGTCAAACAATTCAGCAGTGCCAATGCCATCAGTATTAGCACAGAGTGTTTCAAACCACCCAGGTAGTATAAACAACTCTGATACTAGAGGCACTAATGTTGACATGATATGGATGCCAAATAATTTTGATGGATATATTGACACTGGTATGTTACCTCAAGGTGGGACAGGTTATAAAACTGAAGGTTTAGATAATGTTATTACAAATCTATGTGGTAATTACAACCACTTACTTGAAGAGCACCTAGTTACAACACTTAATTTCCACCCATCATATGCATATGACCAGATAGCAAAAGCAACTCAGGATATATTGGGAGAGAAGAAACCCTTCACAGCAGCACGTGGAGCATGGCCATGGCACATGGTAAATGCAGGATTGGAAAAGGAGGGTGGACAATTCAAGGCAGTTGATGTAAACTATAAGAATATTATCGCCCAACATTGGCATAATAATCCATGGCAGAGTCCTATTACCTTTGTGCATGATTACATCTTAACTGGTGGTGTGCCCGAAGACCCAAATATGACTGCCATTCCTGCAAAGGTAAGAGTAAGTTTTACATTCTATTCCTTGATGGCAACATCAGCAGACAGAGGTGTATCATCTAATTCTTACTACTGGCAATGTCTCATCCGTGTAATGGATGTGATTGATAGAGGTAATGGATACCAAAATGGTATGGAGTTTGACCTATTTTGGCCACCAGTCAGAAGCACAGCAGGAGAAAAAACTAATAGGACACCATACTTCCCTGACTACAGGAGTGGATTCCAACATCCTGAGTCAAATCTCCTCGCATACTATGAAGAGAAAAAGAATGTCGATAGATATTCTAAGGAAGCAATCTATCAGGAGTCACATCTAGTTGACTCTCCGATATGGTATTATACTACTGACCGAAAAGAATATCGTGTCAGATTTAAACTAATCATTAACGACGTAGAGTAATGGCAGGATTTGGACAGAGTCAAAGTGCAGCCGAAAGGTCACTTATAAAATCGTCAAAGGAGTTGAGAGCACTCCGTAAAATTATTGAAAAATATAAAGACGACCCAAAGGGTAAGAAAAAAATGCTGAAAAAAATGCAGAAGTATTGGAGAAGTAATCTTTCAATCGTGCATGGTATGGATGCTAAACCAACTGATTATATGAAAGACCTTGAAGAGGACTTAGGTAGAGTAGGTCAACAACTTGTTGAAGACCCTCGCGAAGAAGAGGGTGACAATCATGAAACTGTACTAACCGACCACGATATGTCAGCGATTCGTGATATAATTAGTAAAGATACTAAAGACTCCTAGCATGAGATACATCCTCTACTCCGAAGACCGCAAAGAACAAGGTCGTTACAATTCTGTGTATGATTTACGCAAGTTTTTGAGCGATAGAAAATATGAGACCGATTGTGACAAGGATATAGGGGATACTTTCGATTATATACGCTCTATTGGATGGTCTTTTGACATAGATATGGAGCATCATATTACCAGAGGTTGACAAACTCAAAATTTCATGCTATAAATAACCATTGTTACAAAGGAATCGAAACAATCGTGCCCCTGCGTCGCATGTAAATGACTTCCATGTCGGGAGGTCTATCATCCGCAGGATTTTTCTTGCGAGAAATTAAAACTATTATGACTATTAAATCTTCAATCGCAGCACTCGCTGCTGCCCCTCTACTCGCTTCTGGTGCTGCCTTTGCAGGTCCATACGTTAACGTAGAAGTAAATTCAGCATTCACAGGGTCAGACTACACATCTACAGCTACTGACATAGCAATAGGTTGGGAAGGCAATAACTGGTTTGTACAAGGAGGACCTATTATAAGTGCAACAGACGGTGGTTCATCATCAACAGACTTCTTAGGAAAAGCTGGAGGCAACGTTGCCCTCAACGAATCTGTAGGTCTATACGGTGAGTTAGCAGTCCAAACAGCAGACGGTGCAGATAATGCGTACGGTGTTAAGTTGGGCACAAAGTACACATTCTAACTATATAAAAATGTAATACACACGGAGGGTATTATACCCTCCTTTTCTTTTTTCTATTTCAAATGAAGCGACCTGGGAATACAGCAATCTATACAAGAGAAGGTTGCCCTTACTGCACAAAAATAAAAGAGGTTTACAAATCGAAGGGATGGGTGTATGCTGAATATAAGCTCAACACAAACTTTACCAGAGAGCAGTTTTATGGTGAGTTTGGTAACGGAGCAACATTCCCTCAAGTCATAATCTCTGGACACAAGATGGGCGGTTGCACCGAAACCGTAAAATACTTAAGAGAAAACACCTACCTATAATGCAAAAGAATACTGAAGAATTGTATACTCTCGTTGACCGAGCACTAGATGAAGCAATGTGCAATCAGAGATTTCTATTCAAGATGTATCCTTATTTAAAAGCAAACAAATGGACACGTAGAGAAGTCGGTGAATTCATCGAATCATCTGTAGCAGCAGAAATAAGTAACGCTGTGCTAGAGTTAGAAGGTTACATCAAGGGTGGTGATACTCAACTAAGGGAGTCCTATGGACATATCCCTAAACCTAAAGCAAGAAAGATAAAGGATTATCTTTATGCTATCCTAGAAGACGCATGGAAATACCATGCTGAAAGAAAACCTGGGAGAAAAAAGGTTGCTAAATAAAATTACATAATCGGAGGTAGCCCATGCCAGAATTAACATTCATATACATGGCATTCTTCCTTACCATCGGAGCATTTCTCTTGGGAGCCATAATATCTTGGAATCTCAAGGGAATTTTTGATGAGTGGGTAGAGAAAGCAGATTATAATGCTGTCGTTTTACACCCAGAAATGCAAGACGGTGATGGATTCGTAGACCCATCAGAGTTACTTTATTTGCGTTTTACGGAAGAAGATGCTACACTAGAAGATGATGAAGAATCTTAACTAGATTTTTACAATGAAACTAATGATTTCTGAGGTGCTTCGTAAAGCACACAATGCTAAAACAAAAGCACAGAAGATAAAAATTCTACAGGATAACAATACACAAACACTAAGGTCATTATTCATTATGAATTATGATGATAGTCTTGTGTCAAGAATTCCCCCAGGTGATGTTCCTTACAAAGAAAATGATGCTCCTAAAGGCACAGAGCATACTCTTCTCGAGAAGGAAGGCAAGAAACTATACTACTACTTTAAAGGTGGAGCAGACAATCTGCCTGCCCTAAAGATTGAGTCTATGTTTATTGCACTACTAGAAGGACTACATGCTGATGAGGCAAAAATTGTTATCGCAGCAATTAATAAAAATCTTCATAAAAAATACCGTATAACCAAAGCAGTTGTGGAAGAAGCGTTTCCACAAATCCAATGGGGTAACAGAGGCAAAAAATAGTGAAGATACTCGCTAATGATTGCAACATAGAAGCAGCACAGGATGCTTCTCTACCATATACTGCATACATGGTTGAATATAAAGACCATGACGGTTATACTAAGTATGATATTGCTATGAGTAATAAACAGTCAGAGATATTTGACTACTATTACGACAAGTATAAGAGAGGACTAAAAAAAATTACTCAAGCGGAAGGTAAAATTAATCCGAAACTATGGCAAGACCCCAAAGAAAAACAAGCAAAGAAACCGAAGGGCAAAAGGTAAAGATGGTAAACGATAGCGTTTTCTTTGACCCTCGTAAGAGAGCACAACAACAGGCAGAAGACGAGAGAAAACTGACTGAGAAAGAAGAAGAGAAACAACGTAACATTGAGGTGGGGGAGAGAGCAGTAAAGATAATTTCAGACTTTACTCTCAAACCATTCATATTAATGTTAGTATGGAATGTAACGCTACCAACCTTCGGAGTCGCGACCATATCATATTTTGGTGCAGTAGGACTCTATGTAATTGCAAGGATTTTAATTAAACATGACTAAAGTATGTGTAGTCTCTGTGACACCTGATGCAGAGAAAACTATGGGTTATGTTGCTCGTGTAAGTAACCCAAAGAATCAAGACAACCCATCTGTAGAAGGACTATTAAGTTATTGCATCAAACACAATCATTGGTCTGTGTTTGAGCAAGCATTTATGACACTAGAGATTAATACTACACGTGCAATAGCAGCACAGGTATTAAGACATAGAAGTTTTACCTTTCAAGAGTTTTCGCAACGCTACGCTGATGCAGGAATGCTAGGTAACATTCCTATTCCTGAGTTGCGTCGTCAAGATACAAAGAATAGACAGAATAGTATCAATGACGTTGACGATATAGTCAAAACAAAATTTTCTGCTAAAATAGAAGAGCACTTCTTTCAAGCACAACATATCTACAATGAAATGTTAGAAGAGGGAATTGCTAAAGAGTGTGCTAGAATGGTATTACCTCTGGCAACACCTACCAGAATTTACATGACTGGTAGTGTCCGTAGTTGGATTCATTACATCGACTTACGGTCATCAAATGGCACACAGAAAGAGCATTGCGACATAGCAAACTTATGTAAAGAGCATTTTGTTTGTCAGTTTCCAATCGTTGCTAACGCATTAGATTGGTGTCGTGATGACATTTGTGACTGCGACGATTACGCTAAAGACATTCAACCCTGTTTAAGGATAGACTAATGACACCACACTACATAATACCTCACGCTAACCTACAAGGAGGTGCTGCATTTGCAGTCTTTCTTGGTGTTGCTGTGCTAGGTCTCGTAATCTATGGAATCTATATGACCTTCGGGTCAGGAGGCAAAGACCTCAAGGATGAAATCAGAGAGCATGCTAGAATGCATGAGTTAGGTATTGCTCATGGACATGAAGGAGGAGCACCGATTATGACACAACGAGCACAAGAGCAAGATTATCCACAACATCATCATGATAACACCAAAAGTTGACTTGGGAAATAAACTTCTCAAGAAAAGATACCAGATTAAATCTAAATTTTATTATATTTTCTGGGGTATAGCTACTGCCTCAGTAGTAGGAGGACAATTCTATGTCGGTAGTGGTTACCGTAGGATGTCTGAATCATTAGACGCATGGTTTTTAAAAACTATTCAAATTATGATTCAAAATAGAATTGAATTAGAGGACAGACAACCTGAGAAACCAGAATATTCAATGCCAGTATTGTAACTATCATGCCTACTTATCCAGTAATAAATACTAAAACAGGAGAGAAGAAAGAGTTATCAATGTCCATGAGTAGTTACTCAACATGGAGAGATGATAACCCTGATTGGGATAAAGACTGGTCTGCAGGGACTGGTGGTGTTTCCTATGGTGCACCTAAACAATCAGAAGGATTCAAAGAAGTGATGCAAAAAATTCAATCCGACCACCCTCGTGCGAACTTAAGTCGCTACACCTAAATTATGCCCGCTAAAAAGAAAAACGGTAACGGTAATGGTAGTGGTAAATACGGTCATCTATCTGTAAAACAGATGAAGAGACGTAAACCTATCAACCTTGACCATTTGAAAGTGATTGAGCCGTTGACTCCTAATCAGGAGACAGTCTTCACAGCATATGAGAAAGGACAAAACCTTGTGTTACATGGTTGTGCAGGGACAGGTAAAACTTTTATCTCTCTCTATCTTGCATTGCAGCAAGTCTTAGACCCCGACACTCCATTTGAAAAAGTCTATATGGTCAGGTCTCTCGTGCCAACAAGAGAGATTGGTTTTCTCCCAGGTGACCATGAAGATAAGTCAAACTTATATCAAATACCATACAAAAATATGGTAAAGTATATGTTTGAAATGCCTGATGACAATGCATTTGAATCACTCTATGCAAATCTTAGAGCACAAGATACAGTGTCATTCTGGTCAACATCATTCGTTAGGGGTGTTACTCTTGATAAATGTATTATGATAGTTGATGAGTTTAGTAATCTAAATTTTCATGAGTTAGATTCAGTCATCACTCGTGTAGGTGAAGATACTAGAATTATATTCTCTGGAGACTATACACAGTCAGACCTTATTAAAAGTAACGAGAGGAATGGAGTCCTAGACTTTATGAAAATCTTACAAACAATGCCATCATTCTCATGTGTTGAGTTTGGTATCGAAGATATCGTTAGGTCTGGTCTCGTGCGTGAGTATCTTGTTAGTAAAATTAATGCAGGATTTTAATGTTTAATTATGTGGGCACTCCTCTAGAGTTAGAGGACTTAGAAAGTAAGACACTGAATCATGGACGTTTCTATAAACTAGATGATATATGGGTACCTAGTGTGACTACTGTTGTGGGACACCAATCTAAGCAGGGAATACTTGACTGGGAGAATAGAATAGGTTATACTGAAGCGGAGAAGATACGACGTCAAGCTGCATGGCGAGGCACAAAGTATCATTCTATTGTTGAGTATTATTTGAGGAATGAAACTGAGAAAATTAAGGAGAGCAAGGGTCTTGCCAAATACCTTTTTGGGGCTAGTCGTGAGACTCTTAATCGCATATCTAATATTCATTCTCTTGAAACCCCTCTTTATTCTCGCACTTTATATCTGGCTGGCAGGGTTGATTGTATTGCTGAGTTTGATAGTGAGTTGGCTGTAATTGATTTCAAAACCACAGGCACATTGAAGAAAGAAAAATATCTTGAGAAATATTTTGTGCAAGAAGCAGCATATGCTTACATGTATTATGAATTGACTGGGGTTGAAGTTGACAAACTTGTTACCATATCTGTTGCAGAAGATGGACAGACACAGGTAGTTGAAAAGTATGATAAAGTCCCTTATATTAATACTCTCATTGACTGGATTAAAGAATATCGTTATTATCATGAGGGATTACGATGAAAGAAATTGAAGAAAAATTTATGACTCAAGGAAAATTCACATCCCTTGTTGAAAACCGTGTAAAAGATAGCAGTGGTCTTATCAATTATATTGAGGCAGTTACTTCTATATGTGAAGAGCTAGAGATTGATGTCACTACTGTTAAGAAATTGATTTCCAAACCACTTAAAGATAAGATACAGTGGGATGCAGCAAGGTTAAATTATATTAAACGTACAAGCAAAGCAGTTTTAAACCTATGACTTCCTCCGACGAAAGTTTTTTTGAATCCGATGTAGTGCAACAAGAGTTGACTGACATACAGGAGACATACACACAACTATTAAAAATCTCAGCAGGACTTTCTGAGTTTTCTCCTATGGAGAGACTAGAGCATATTGAAAAGACACTCGAGTTGATTGCTAAACAGAAAGTATTTTACTCACGTCTTGCTCTTGCGTCACACAATATATCAGGAGATGAAAACGATGAGGAAGCATCCTATGTTAAAGAAAAGATAGATACATTATCTGCTCAGTATTCGGGAGGATTAAACCTCATGTTAATACTACAACAGATGGAAGATAAACTAAGAGCATGGAAAAAGGAGTTAAAAGATGCCGAATCCTAATCAACTGTGGGAGGACATGACAAAACTAAATGATATCTATGAGGAATTGATGTGGGATGCTGATGATGAATTGGTTTTTACACATGATGGTGAAAAGGTAATAATATACAACAAATCTATAGGTGGACTTGACAAGTCCTAAATAATATGTCATCATAATACGGTGGCAAATACAACAAAACACAACCACAACGGAGAAATACATGTCATTCGCATCGCTTAAGAAAAAGTCTGGAAGTTTTGATAAGCTTACCAAACAGATTGAGAAGATGTCTAAACCTCAGGGCGCAGGACCTGATGAAAGACTCTGGAAACCTGGGGTCGACAAGTCTGGAAACGGTTACGCAGTAGTCCGATTCCTTCCTGAGCCAGAAGGTGAAGACCTACCATGGGCACAAGTATGGAGTCACGCATTCCAAGGTGCAGGAGGTTGGTATATTGAGAATTCACTCACAACATTGGGACAAAAAGACCCTGTTGGAGAATTGAATCGCACTCTTTGGAATTCTGGTCTTGACCAAGACAAAGAGACTGCACGTAAACAGAAAAGAAAACTGTCTTACTACAGTAATGTCTACGTCATTAAAGACCAACTCAACCCAGATAATGAAGGAAAGGTCTTCCTATACAAGTATGGCAAGAAGATACATGATAAGATTGTGAGTTCTATGCAACCTCAATTCGAGGATGAAGAACCTGTAAACCCATTTGATTTGTGGAATGGTGCGGACTTCCGTATCAAGATACAAACTATCGGTGGGTATTGGAATTATGATAAGTCTGACTTTGCACCTTCATCCACACTTGGTAACTTTGATGATGCTAAGTTGGAAGAAATTTGGAAGTCACAACACTCTCTCAAAGAGTTTACTGACCCTGCCAACTTCAAATCATATGAGCAATTAGAAGAGAGACTCAACCTTGTGTTGAATAAGTCTGCTCGTCCTAAAGTCCGCTCATTTGAGGGAGAAGAAGATGAAGCAGTGTACGCTGAAGAAACTGTCACACAACCTTCCACACCTAGTGGATTTGGTGATAAAGTTAAAGAGTTAAGTCAGACTTCTAGTAGTCCTGACCTTGACTACTTTGCATCACTTGCCGAAAACGATTAATGAAAATACTGGTTGCTTTACTCGCATCATTATCTGTTGCACCCGCAGCAGAGGCACTTACTTGGAAGGAATTCTGGGAGCCATTTGTTGAGTATAGCAACCATTATCATCATGAGGTATATCATTACCATGACCATGAATACCACCCACCTAGAAGGTGGTGTTGGGAAGAGAGGTATATTAAGGAAAAGGTATACATCCCAGGTCATTGGGGACATGATGGTTTCTATCATCATAGTTTTTACGACACCCGCACTACTATTAAAAAAGTACGTGTAAGGTGTAGATATTAGACCTCATATATTATTTCACTTTTGATTTAAAAAAAGGTCGAAAAAAAACTCGGGGTATTTTTTGCTCTGTAGGGTTTTTCAAAATAATTTAATCATGACACATTATAGACCGTATTCTGACGAGTGGCACAGACAGCGTTATCTCGAAGAAGCACTTGATAAATACTTAGACGCATATGTTGACAATGAAGTAATTCTTGCCGACATACACGAAATTTTGCAATCTCGCTCAAACGCTGCAAAAGCAGAATATGAGAAAGTAACAGAATTAGACTCAAAACTCCGCATAGACTAATATGCTATCAACCCAATATCGTCTTCGATTGGAGAAGATTTGCAATTTGATTGCTAACGGTGAATCTGTAGATTTATCTGATATGATTTGGGCAGAAAAATTATGTAAAGCAAATACCTCAGCGTCCGATATGATGCGAAAAGCACGATATCGAGCGTTAAATCCTGATATGCAGGAGGGAGGGACAGACGATTTTCTGAATAGGATGGGGTTAGGAGACCCCGACCCATCCAACTATAAAAAGGGGTTTGACAGTGCAGAAGATATTACACAATGGTTTAATCGCAAAAAACCTGACGATTGGAGACAACGTGACTAAAACAACAGAATCTTACGAGCAATTAATTCAACGTTTTACAAAACGCACAATGCAACTCTCATCAAGAAATGCAGAGTTAAAAGCAGCATATGATGAATATGTTAAAAACGAGAATGACCTAAAACGATTAGAAGGGTCATTACAAGCAATAGAATATGTTGCATATGGAAAGATGCCTGGCGATGGAAACCACGATAAATTCAAAGATCATAAACCTCAATGAAAGTAGACAAATATTATGATCCTTATGAGGATCTAGAAAAAGAAGTATTAGAAGAAATGCAATTTCTTGCTACTAGAATAGGTGGTGTAATGACAAAGAAAACCAGAGCAAATTCCTATGGAAGATCTTCTAAAA